GCATCTGTCTTCTTATACTCTGGACTTCTGTACAACTCTTTCTTGTAATCCTGTATAGATTTAGGTGTCGGACCAGAGCCGATATCGTACATATCTGATACTTTAATTTGGTCAGCAGGTATACCAAGTACTTGTGACCTGGTATTAATCCAAGGAGAAAGAACTTGTCTTGCTGTTTTACCTTGAGAAAATAAATCTTTAAATGCTGGCATAACTACACTTGCTTGCATTGTAACACTATCAACTTCATTTTGATAGGCTTCTTGACTTCTTAAACTTTGAACTGCTTTATTATAAATTTGTTTTTCATCGATAGGTATACCGTTATCATCATAAGCAGTTCTAAGAGTTCTTACTCTTCTGCCCAACGCACCCTTATCGGCAACTCCTGGAACCATACCAGTTTGACCAAGGTTAAATTGTTCAGTGGCTTTCTTTTGAATGTACTTTAAAAGTATATCTTCTTTTTGTTGAGTGCCTAAAGAACCTTTGGCCTCAAGAGCATTCACCTCTTTAGCATATGCTTTGGCTATGGTAGGGTCTGCTTTGGTTTCAAATATATCTAAAAACTTATCATTAAGTTCTGCCTCAAGTGCAGCAGGAGATGATACAGCCTTCGGAACAGTTGTTACTTTGCCAAAGAACTGTTCTGCTAAACTAGGATTGTTGGCCAATTTAATAACTGTATTACTAATTGTATCGCCAGACCAATCAGCAAATCCAGCAACTTTATCTAGTGCGGTTAAATCTGCTTCTCTTGGAATAATTGTTCCATCTTTAAGCATTTTACCAATAAAGTCAGTGGTTGGAGCCATGCCCTTTGAGTACAATCCAGGAATTCTACCCATATTTAAAAGCAAGGCTGCTCTATCTTCTGGTTTTAAATTAGCAAGACCCTGAGCACCAGCACCTTTTTCAAATGTTGCTGCTCCGCCACCACTTATTTGAAAACCTTTTGGAAGTCCTGATAAAGTTTTACCATCAGTAGATGAACCAATTGTTATGCCACCCTTTGCAACTTCTGCTTGGTCGCTTGGTTTAATCCCAGTTGTTTTCTTATCTTTTTCAGAATCTTTATCTTTTGCAGTATTTATTCCAACTGCTGCTGCGCCAATGGCTGCTACCTTACCTAGTGTTGTTTTAGGTATAACTTTCTTAGCAACCTTTGTTGCGCCTGACTTAATGGATGACATACTGGATTAACCTTCCAATTCTTCTTTAAAGAATATGTAGAATACTTTTTGGAAATCTGGATTTCTTTTTATAATATCTAAGGCTTGTTGTGCTAAGTATGTTCGTTGCGCCTCAAATCCTTTGGCACTTAAACTCTCATTTGGCTTTTTGCCATTAAGTCTGAGTGTTTCATCTCGTAAGTACAAGTAGTCTCTAATGCCAGCAACTGCTGAAGAGTTTAAGAATCTTTCATCTTGAGATGCTTCTCTTAATTGGTTTAATATTCTGTCATCTTTAGATGCATCATATATAGTTTTCTTGCCAATTAAGTTAAAACTATCAGTTAAGTTTGACAGAGCAGCAGAGGTAGTTTTACTACTCCATTGTTCGCCAACAGACTTAGCCAGCAATCTATCCTTGGCAGCAGCATATCTAATGCTGGTTGCCCTGTCCATAATTTGCTCAGCATTTAATCTTTCAACTTTGCCTTCTTTTGAAAGCCAGTTTCGCAACTCCATAGAAAACCCACCATTAGGATAAAAGTATCCAAATGTATCTTTATATTTATCAACTATACTTGGGTCTCTTAATATCATTCTATAAGTTAATAAATTTGTAGGAGCACCTGTCCAAGTACCCACTAAAGCAAATACTTGCTCTGGTCCATACAAATCTAAAAACTCAGCATATGCTCTGTTTCTATCTCCACCTGCTGCAACTTCAAACTTTTTAAAGTCACTCCATAATGCAGAGGCTAGCATAGCATTACCAGTTTTATCTTTTACTAAATCTTCTGGAGATGTAGCAAATGGACTTCCTAATCCGAATACGCCTCTGAATCCAGCAAATATTCTAGAAAACTCATTTGTGTCTTTGATTAATCTATTCTGGTCTTTAGGGTCATCAAGATTATAATCTCCACCACTAGCAAGATAGTTCATAGTCGGAGCAAATGCTGATGCATAACCTTCTTCAAAGTTAAATATAGAACTTGCAATTCTTGATATGTTAGGCGTTGTTGCTGCTTGTATTAATCCAGGAGCAGTAGTTATATTTGGTCTACCATATGGAAAGAATACTTTTTCAGCAAATTCCCTCATAGAAGGAGGAAGTTTTTCTACAGGGTCTAATCCAAAACCCTCTAGCATATTTAAAGTAATAGTAAATCCTGGACCAAATCCTGGCAGGATTCCGCTACCTAATGCGAAGTTAAATGATTGAGGTGTTCCTTTTGAACCAAATGGTCCCTCTACGCTAAACTGTCTTTTATCAAGTAAATTTGTAAAGAAGTTCATACCAGTAGACATAAACGGTACATAGAACTGGCGGACTCCATACTGTGGGTCAGTAAAGAAAAATCCTTGGTTTGGGTCATAGTAATCTTTAGCATCAGTTAATTGATATAGCGCTGAGGATTCTGGTGACTTAAGGAAATCTAAAGCACGAGTTACTTTATAAACTTCGCCAGGGTTATTAAGTGATAACTTACCCCACTTAAGAATTGTATCTGACCAGGCTTGACCAAATGGTGCAACTAATCTAAGTTGATGCCAGAATAAACGCTTCTTTGATGCGTTATAAAATAATTCTTTAACGTGTTGACTAGCAACTCTGCTAGCATACTCGTGGATTTCTTCTTTAGTCATAGTTCCAGAGCCATCGGCCTTTTTGACATTAGTCCAAAATCCGTGAGTCTGACCTATTGCCTTTGTTCCGTCTGCATTAAGTAATGGTGCTAAAGATTTAGGAGCAATCTTGGTAATTTGTTCCAGTGCTGGCTTGTCCGCTGCGTATATAACATCACGAACTACATCCCAATACTTTTGTCTCCACTCAGGACCCATACTTGTGGTCTTTTCAAACTGAACTGCGTGGTCAAAAAAGTTTTCAATTGCTAAATTTATCTTAGACTGCCTATTTTTTTCAATTACGGCAACCTCTTTAGGTATTTTCATAGCAACATTATCCCAGTTTGCTACACCACTGAACGCTTTTTCAAGTTGTTTTGCAAATTCTTCATTTACATCTTTAATTTTTTTGCGTCCAGCGCCTACTTCTTTTGCATTCTTTAAAGAATTAAGGGCTTCATCTGCTTCTTTAGGTACTCTTAAAGAATATCCTGAGGTCTCAATAGCACCTTCACCAATTAGTTTTCTGATTGCTTCAGCAGATGCTCCGTTTTGCCCAGCAACCTGCTCAATACGTGCTTGCAGAGATACTAGTTGCTTATCTGCATTTCTTCCAGTAAACAAAAATGCCATAGCACCATCATAAGTATCAAAAATATCTCTAGTTTCTTTATTTTCTATACCGTTCAAAAATCTATCCCAGGCTGGTCTACCTTGACCAGATAAGAAATACTGAACTGTAGCGCCTTCATTGCCAGGAGTAGTACGAGCAACCGCTTTTCCTAAATTGCTAGCACTTAAAATTCTAATTTCGTTTGCCAAACCAAGATACCAGTTTTTATCTTTTGGATAGACAAGTTGATACCCACGCATAATAGAAACTTTATTTACTTCTTGAGCAGCACCCTGTGCCATACTTGACATAAAATCTAGGTAGTCGTTTTTATTGGAATTAGCCAAGGACTCATAAGCCAATTCATCGGCAGACTTTGCAAGTTTCATTTCTTGACCTAAAACATTATGCTTGTGCTTATCAAAAGTGTTTAGTAATTGTCTCCATTTTGGACCACTACTTCTACCTTGCCACATAGCAATAGCAGCCAAAGGGTTATTGTAGAAAGATATGTGGCCATTAAGCATAATACGTATTTGCTCTTCGCCAATATTTCTAATAACATATGCTGGTCTAGTTAATAATATTTTTTTCCAGTAGTTGTTGGTGAATGTATCAACTGCATCTACGGTTCCACTGAAAAGTTTATTTTTATAAACTGATTTAAGTTTTCCAACTTTAGCAATTTCTCTAAGCAATTCCTCAGCAGGAGGAAAATAAAGCATAGAGTTCAAACGCTCAGATTCTAAATGTGGTCCATTGAATCTTACCTTCTGACCATTAGTAAAAACAAAATCTAAGTTAGCGCCATTTCTGTGCATCTCAGCCCAGTACATAGCCTGCTCATCTGCATTCTTTTTAAAGAATGTTGTAAGTTCCTTAAGTTTTTCTGTACCAATACCAGCCTTCTCAAAGGCTGCTGCATTGGCTTTAAATACTTCATCATAAACTTTAGTTGCAGCCTGAAATGCTGATACCTTAGGGTCAATATTAAAAGCAATGTCATCTACCAAGGTCTTGACAGTTGCTTCATCAACCTTTAATGCTCTAGCAAAATTTGTAACTACCTCTATCAAACCATCTTTGTCTTCAAAGTGAACAAGAGCACCGTCTCTAGGTATATAGGTTGAATAACTTTTACTTATACCATTATAAAGTTTTTCAAGAAAAGGTTTCTTTTTAAATCCACTAGCAGCCCTACCTGCGATAGCCTGTGCAGCACGAGCCTGCTTTCCTTTTACTATACCACTTAACGCTCTAGATGCAGCAGTTCCGCTTTCTAAAACATTTTGTACAACTGTACCACTTGCAATGTATGGCGCTAGTGCAGATAAAACTTCTTCTCTGGTTTTAGCAGCAGCCAATGCAATAGACTGGTCTTTAGTAAATCCTGCTTTTCCACCACGTCGGCTTAACTGCCAAATGTCAAACCAATCATCAATTTCTGCAATTTCATTTATAATTGGTTTTGCTGAAGCACCATTTAAGAATTTCTCTAAGGCACTGTAATCAATTCCCTTTTGAAGTATTTGAGACTCTTCATCTAATTTAACTGCTTTGGTTAAAGAATCTTCAAATGCTTTTCTAAACTCTTCTTTTTGTTTAGGAGCAAGTTTAGCAAGGTCTGGAAACTTATCAAATAGTTCAAGTTCTTGCAGAGCCTTTACAGTATCATCTGCATTAGCAGCAATCTGTGTTTCAAGGACTGTTAGTTTTTGCAAATCTTCAGCAGTTGCCCTACCCTTTTGATAAGCCTCAGATTTGATTATAGCATTTTTAGCCTTAATTAATTTGTTAACTTTAGTTACAGGGTCAGCATAAACTAAGAATCCAATTTCTCCAATAGCATTAATTAATCTGGCTGTTCCACCTTCAAGGTTTCCACCAGTCATTACATAAGAAATTGGGTCGATAGCAGAGTAAGGTCTGTATAAAGGATTTCCTTCTTTATCTAGTACCTGTTTGCCGTCATTATCCAATACTGAAATTTTTCCTAATTTTAATTTTTCTTGGCGTACTTTAAAGCCAAGTCCAGTTTCTTCATTAATAAAAAATCCAGAGCCAGCATTTATCTCACCAGTAGTAAAAAATTCTTTAATTGCTTGAACAGCATATGTTTGGTCAATGCCTTCCCAAACTGCATTCTCTTTTGGTCTGGCTAGACCACCACTGGCAATTTGTGCTACAGTATTGCTTACGGAATTAAAAACTGCCTCGACTGGCAGAAGTAATCCTGCTGTAGCCAGGCGGCTAGTACCTTTAATTCCCTTCCAAATATTATATGGAAGTCCCCAGAATTTAGCCTTAAATGCTTCGTCAGATAATTTTTGGTTTTCTTTTAATTGGTCTAGTTCTCGTTGTGCTTTTGTCTGCTCATCAATTTGAGCAAAAGTTTTAACTAAGTCACTTGAGCCAATGCTACCGTTTTTATACAATCCAGAAATAATACCAGCAGACGCTGTTGGATTTGTAGAGATAGTTTTTCTTAACTCATCACCCTGGGGTCCGCCTAAGATTTCTGCTTGCTGTTGGATGTCAATATAATCTAATTGTTGTTGGGTAAATTGTTTATCAAAAGTACCCTCAATAATATAATTACCGCTAGCATCCTTTTTAATTTTAGGATAATTCACTAGATTCTACCTTCAGCGCTCAAATACTCCAACATACGTCGAACATCTTCATTACTTGGGTCCTGAAGATACAGTGCTTGAATTAATCGAGCAGATGAATCTGGTTGTTGTTGTGGCACCATTGCTGGTAGCGCTAAAGCCTCTGAGCCAGCACCAGGTCCTTCATCAATACCAGTTGTCACTGGTACATCAGGTCTTTGTGTTGGTGCGTCAAGTGCAACAACTTGTGGCATTTGAGGAGCAGCAGCCATTGGTCTTGCGGTAGCAACTGGATTACCAGCCATAGGAGCAGCAGTCTGTTGTGCCATCTGTGCTTGACCTTGTCCGTAGGCTAAGCCTGACATATAACGTGCAGGTTGTGTTCCTGATTGACCAGCACCACCTGTTGCTGATATATTAGCAGGATTGTTCTGTGGTGCAGTTGGGCGCATTCCGCCACGATTCTCAGCCATAGTTCCTCCTACTTAGTAAATTGTGTTTTAACAGTTGCGGTTCCACCGCACCATACGTTGTATTCAATTGCTATATTAATTGCTTTCTTTGCAGCCCCTGATGCTTTAGCGTGTGTTTTAGTTTCAGACTCTAGTGCTGCTAATGCGCCAAGTGCTAAGGTTCCACCAGAACCTATTGCATATAAACCTTTATCATCTCGCATATATCCATAGTCATCACTAACTTGATATAATCTGCCATTAAAACAAACTAATGCATCCCAACCTGAATCATCATCATTCTTTGTTTTAGGTGTTGGGTCGTATCCACCATCAATTATAGTTTGCTTTAAAGATGGTAATACTCTAATCATCATAAATCTATCTGGGTCTTGTGTCTTAATTACCTTTGGTGGTTGCCATAGGTTATTAAGAATATCTCCTACAATTGCATCACCTGCAACTGCAATTAGATACTCACCAATCTTAACTATCTTTTCGCAACCTTTGGCTACATATGGTCTATCTTGATATGAGGTTGTAGTATCTGCGCCTAGAACAGCCCAGCCTTTACCTTGTATTCCAACAATTGCTGTCATAGTCCCCTACTTATTTATCGTCGTCGAATAGTTCTTACGCTTGCGTTTGCTTCCCCACCTGATGTTAGACTTGATAAAAGACTTTGAATATCTGGTGCTTGCTCTTGTGGTGGTAGTTCTGCTCCACCTTGCTCTGGTGTAGGACCTCCTACTGGAGCAGCAGCGGGAGCAGGGGACGTTTGCTCAACCTGAGAAGGTGCGCCAGCAGGAGGAACTTGTTGCGCTTCAGGCGCAAATATCTCTTCAATTGCATCCTCTATTGCTTGTCCCTTTTGTCTTGATTTAATAACCTCAGCAATTTTTCTAACAATGTCAGAAGGATTCTGTCCACTAGCGGCCATTTGTGGAATGGCTTGGGTGTATGCTTGAAGTGAACCAATAAGAGCATTACGCATATCTTCAATCTCAATCTTCTCTTGCTCTTGCGTAACATTGACATTAAATGGTAACTCCCTCATAGCCATATCTTTAGAGATTAGTTTGCCACCAAGTGCTTGCAACATAAAGATAAGTCCCTGTGCTGGGTTAAGACCAGCAAGCATACCGTAACGAACATCGGCAGAGAAATCATTCTTAATGTCTTTACTTGGCTTGTACTCTAGTGCGTAAGGTGAGCCAGCATCTACGCCACGAATTGTTTTTGTTTCATCAAAGAACATCTGGTCAACTTCAAAGCATAGGCTAATAACATCACGAAGTGCTGTAGCAAAGATTGCTTGTGCTGATTTAACTTGTGTATCAAAGGCTCCCATAAGAGCCTGTACACCTTGACCTGTAACAATAGATGCATCAATGTTACCAGTACGTCCTTCTGGATAACGAGCACCAACTCTAAGTTCTTGATTTAATAATTGTTGTTCAGTAAATGCACCTTGTGGTAGAGTAAGTTCTACACGACGTACACCCGCTGGATTAGAAGTACGGATAACAGCATCGCCACCAAGTTGCAACTCTTGTACATCTTGTGGAAGTACGATTGGGGCTTGTACAGATTTCTCTGCAGCCTCCATAGCAAGCATAGCAAAACGGTTACGAAGTAACTGAATACCTAATACATCATCAAACTGTCCACGCATCTCACCATCTACAGATGGACGCTTAGCAACGATAACCATCATCTTGCCTAGTGGATTGCGTGCTTGTGATAAAACTAAATTTTGTCTTGCTGGTATATATACAACAGATTGGTCTTTATCGTAGTAGCGGATAATTTCAATCAAGTTATTTACATCTTGCTTGAATCCAGATGGGCCAAGTAGTTGACCTTCATACTCTGGGAATTGTGCTACTAGTTCACCTAGTGTTAATGAGTATCTCTTTGCAAATGCAATGCATCGTCCATAGCGGTCAAATTCAGGATAAGCCATCCTTGGGTTTTCCAGGCGAATGCGAGGCAGTTTTGCTTCCTGGTCCAATTCAATTACGAATGGCAGGAATCCGTATGTTATATAGTGGTCCGCCCCCGTATACATATGAACTTGTAAATCGGAATGATTAAAATAATTAGAAGCAATGCGAGTACGATTATCAGCAAACTTACGAGCACGGTCATTAACCTGGCTAGCGGATGAACAGTTAACCGCTGGAAGTGGTGCCATAACTTCCGATAAGTCTCTGGCAACAATGTCAATAAAATTCGCAACGACATTTGTATCTACACCTTCTGGAAAAAAGTCAGGATAGACTTCTGAGATTTTACCTTGGCGCACAGCAAGTACATCACCTGCACGGGCATCACGCTCTGATGCACGATACTTGAGTGATTCAACTCGTGATGCAATCTGGTCTATTGATAAAGCCATTTTGTCCTAACGATAGAAAGTTTGTTTATCTAGCCCGCATATTGCTATTAATTTTAACGGTTGGTTTTTTAGGTAGTTTGTCTAAACTTTTTACATAACTAGCCGCTCTTTTGGCTGCCGCTCCAGATTTAATATCTTTTACTTTTGTAGCGTTATACGTATTAATATTTTGAACACTAAATATATTAAATTCTGATTTAGGCTTAGCAGGTATAACCTTAACCGAACCTGTATTGCGATATACAGGGGCTACTGTTTTAGCGCCAGCGCCAACAATACCACCAACTGCTCTTGTTGCTAATCTACTTGCTACTGCTCTAGCAGCAATACCTGCTGCGATTAATGGAAGTGGCATTTTTTCTCCTTATGTGTATGTTTCAGCCCATTGCTCTGCAAAGGCATCGTCTAAGTTAATTCCGTACCGTTTATCTTTTTGTGCTCTAGTTGCCCAACGGTTATTAGCAAACTTAGTAGCGTATGATGATTTCTGCATAAGTTCACGAACTTTGATAACGGCAAACCATAATGCCATAACACAGTCTGTTGGGTTTTTGGTATCAGGTTTCCAGGTAATCAATTGCTGTACTAAGGACTTCAAGCCCTCAGAGCCTTCATTAGAAGGAAGTTCAATTAGGTTATTATCCTGGAAACGAGAATCTCTTATTGTCCCGAATAGGGTAGCCATAGATGCTACACCAAAGCCAGTATCCCATTTGTTCTTACCTGTGAAGTGAGAGTTGAGGGTACAGCCATATTGTGCCAACCAGTTGCGTAAGTCATCATCTAAGGCGTAAGCCTTCTGGTGGGCGTTAATTTCAATTCTTATCTCTTGGGGTTTGTATTTGATAACCCATTCTTCGATAAGGTCTCTAATTCTTTGTGGAGTGGTGTCGGTCATGTTGACGCAATCTAATACATAGATTTTGCCATCAGAACGATTGTAGGTTATTACTACTGCTCCTGTTGCTCCTGCCATAGCGGGGTCGAGGCCGATAACGGTATAAGAGCCATCAATGTGTTTTGGATGGCCAGGTACTCCAGCCTTGAGAGGTCCCCTCTTTCGCATACCATTGACGCATCCTGCGACTGCGGTAGGTGCGAAGATGGAGTCTTCCATGACATCTTCTTGTTGGTAGACAAGCGCCCATACTGACGGAGCGACTTCAGACCTTCTCGTAAATAGCGAGGGTCCATCCCACTTTGTATATAATCCATCTTTGTCCGCCTCATCTTGTTCACCCTCAGGCCTGTCAGTCTTTGGCCACAAGGTTTTCCAGTTGGCGGGTTTCTCATCAAACTCT